TTCTTCGGAAACAGCAATAATAGAATCTCTCTCAAAAAACAAGGTGATGGTGGAAGTGGTGCTCAACTTATGAGTGCAAAGTCTGCCGAAGCAGCTGGAGTGTTTACATCTTCCATTGCACACTTAGAAGCAAATGAAAGTCAGAGTTTATCAAATAGTAAAGAGTTTAAATCTGCATTAGATATTTTAGAAAAGAAAATGTTAGACTCTGCAAGAAATGGTATGGTTGTCCAAGCAGGTAAATCAAAAGCATCATTTACAGAATGGTATCTCACTAAAAGTAGTAGATTCCAAGAGTTAAGTAAAAAACATCCTGCAAAACAGGTTACAGACCATCTAAGAGCAGAGTTGATGTTACTAGGTGTTGCTAGAATGAGTAAAAAATCTTCAGAAAAGGTAATTGCAGGTGTTTCTTTGATGGACACTAAAGGTTTAACAAAATACCAAGATGAATACCAAGATAATTCAGATGTAAGTATTGGTGATGTTCAAGTAAGTGCAAAACACTTAAAGAATGTTACTGCAGATAAGTTAACTGCAGATGCAGTAAAGGCCCAAGTTATAGATGTCGTTCAACAGTCCGTAAATGGAACTGCATGGAAAATGGAACTTCAGAAGTTTTTTGATAATAACGATGCACTTAAGAAGTGGGTAGTGTATGAAGCTGGTTCGGGATTGTTCAAGTTCACTGGTCAAACTGCAACTAAGGGTGATTACAATGGTAGTGAAGAATCGGTTGCAAATAAAATCCTAGTGTTTAACGATAGTGGAATTGCAAAAGAATATAGGTTGTTTGATTATGCAATGAGTAATCCACAACTTTGTGATGATATAGGTGTGACCTTTAAAGCAAATGGTAGAGATTCTTACCTTGCATTTAGAATACAATCACATGTTGAACATGATATGCCTATGTTACAAGAAGAACTAAATAATATCGAATCTGAACTACTACAAGAAGGTTTCTTCGGTGATGTTGCTAAGAAACTTAAATCATTTGTAGAGAAAGCAAAAAAGGCAATTTGGAAGTTTATAAGTAATATCATAAGTAAAGTTATTGGTAATATAAGAGTCCTTGCAAACAAAGGTATTATTGCATTTAATGAAGCTATGGGTATAGATATGAATGGAACTGTTAAAATAAAAACCCCAAACTGGTAATAAATTATGTATGAATTGGTAGAAGAAGCCTCAAAAGTTTTAAGATTCCCTACAGAAAAATATGATTTTTCTGCAAAGGATGCTGTAAAGAATGCAAAGGAGTTGGAAGAGAAACTCATAGAATGTATGGAAACAAATAGAGGTATGGGTTTAAGTGCAAACCAAGTTGGTGTTAATGCACAAGTATTTGTCATGGCCACTCAAGATAAAGGTTCCGTTGGATTTTTCAACCCTGAAATAATAAGAGCATCAGTAGAAGCAGACAACATGAAAGAAGGGTGTTTATCCTTCCCCGACATGTATGTGATGATTAAACGGTCTAAAGTAGTAGAATTAAAATACCAAGATAGTGATGGAGAGGAACACACTCTTACACTTGAAGGAATGGCATCACGATGTGTACAACACGAATGTGACCACCTTAATGGTATTATTTTCTTACAACGTGCATCAAGACTAAAAATTGAAAGAGCATTAAAAGTTCGTCCCAAAGAACGAACTAAAAGGATAGAATATGAAAAACGAATGGCATACGCTAGAGCCATCCAAGAACTTCAATCTAAAGAGAGTTCCACAGATGGTATCGGAAGAGGAGATGAGGTTTCTAATAAACTTCTTCAAGACTCACCCACACCTGCATAACGGAATAACTCCTTGGAATAAACCTTATCAGAAAGATGAGATAGATGGTTATGCTCGAATGAGTATTAAACACGTCCAAAACGAAGAGTTCAATAGAATCATCAAGAGAATTGAAGTTCAGGCAGGTCAACACATTTTTGCTGAGTTTGGGGTACACTGTTATCCTGAAAGAACACAGATGAATGCATGGTCACCACTGAAGCTTCAACACCCACACGATGATGCATATACAGGAAATGATACGGCTCTAGACCCCGAGGGTTATAGAAACAAAAAACCCCACAGGTTCTATACTTGTATGACTTATCTAAATGACGGATATGAGGGTGGAGAATTATACTTTCCCCCACAACCAAAATGTCTTGCAGGACTGGACATAAAACCAGTAGCTGGTGAGTCTGTAATCTTTCAAGGGATAGACCAACTCCATGGTGTCCGAAAAACAAGGAGAGACTACAGATGGACAATAGCAACATGGTTCACTGTAGCAGAAGAAAAGATGACACTTCATAATAAACTTCACGCTGACGATGACAGTTTTGAAACATAAAGCTTGACAATGACCCCTAAAAAATGATAGTAAAAATGTAAAATGAACCCCCGAAAGGGGGTTTTTAAGGCCTAAAATAAGGTGAAAATAAATTTGACAATGACCCTCACTTTTTGTTATACTATGTATATAATGAAAAAAGGAGATATCATGACCAACCTAAAAAGAACCAAAGACCTAATCTTAAATGATGTACTATTCCTTGCAGAGGATGACATATGGAATGTCATATTTGCAATCGAGTCAGAATTCGGTATTGCAAAAGTACCAAGTCCTACTGGTGGTGAAAAAGGTTTCATCAATAGATTAGTAGATTTAAGATTCAAACAAGCAGTAGAGGAGTTAGTTTAATGTTAGACACGAGTTACATAGAAGTTGGGTATGATACCTGTAAGTACACTGTAGATGGTATAACAACCACTGCTATAATCAAAGAAGTTACTGATGGATATCTATCAGTGAAACCTATTAGTAAGACTAATCATAAAGATATGTATGAGTGTAATCTAGACACCACATTCGTGGGTGAGACATTCTCTTCAGATTGTTATGATGCAATTGACTTAGAGATATGGATGGACGGAAGAGGTTGTGATAACTCTGCAATCGGTGTGAGTGGTTGTTATGAACCATACACAAGGTTGGTTGCATAATGGAACTAACTTACTTAAAAGAAATTACAGATTGGTCTGAAGCAAAATGTCCAGTACCAAATCACACTTACATTGTAAACAAACAATTACAACTCGTAGGATATATCAAGACTGGAACTAAAGATGAGATAATCTTCAAGTCTCCAATGAAACAGTTCTCAAAATCAAGGAGAAAATTCATAACCCTCAAAAGATAAACTTGACAATGGGTACCACTTTTTGGTATACTATAGTCTGAATCGGGAAATACTTAAAATATGACAAATCAAATCAGAAATCAAAAAGACCAACTTGCCAAACTAATGGCGACTGAAGACTTAACCATCGTACATAAGAAGGTGCCTACTGCATACTTCGATATGAAGAATAGAATACTATGTTGTCCTATTCTTAAAGACGATATCTCAAACGAGTTATACGACTTGTTCATGGGTCATGAAGTTGGTCATGCATTACACACTCCATATGAAGGTGTGCATAGTGCATTAACAGAAAACAGAACACTTAAAGGATATCTTAATGTTGTCGAAGACGTTAGGATTGAAAGAAAAATCAGAGAGAAATATCAAGGTCTTAGAAAATCATTCTACACAGCTTATAATGAGTTGATGGAAATTGACTTCTTTGGTATTTCAAAAAGAAACTTACAGGAACTTTCATTGATTGACAAAATCAATCTTATCACTAAGGTTGGTTCAAGAGTTGCAATCAAGTTAACTAAAGTCGAACAAGAATTCCTTGACTGGTCAATGAGATGTGAGACTTGGGATGAGGTTGTCGAATGTGCAACTGCAATCTATGAGTATTCTAAAGAGAACGAAACTAGAACTGAAGACGATGAAAAATTAGTTCCTCAAACACTTGACCTTGGTGACGAAGAAGAAGACGAAGACTACGGTGACGAAGGTGATGAAGACGGAGATGATGAAGGTGACGAAGAGGAAGACAGTAACGGATGGGAAGAATCAGAAGAAGACAACCTTCCCGACCTAGAAGAGAACGAAGGTTCTACTGATGGTCAAGGTGAAGAACAAGACATCGAAGAAGAGTCAGAGAACCAAGTAAAGAATACTGGTAAAGATGGTGGTGAAGGTGAGTCTTCAGACTATGATGATGAAAAAGGTGCCAGAGAGTCTATCACTGAACATGCAGCTCATAACAATGAAGAACAATTTATTTCTGAGGACAATGCAATTGTGACATTGATTGACCTTAAATCAAAATTTGATAAGAATAAGAACTACTCAGAAATGGTAGTTGGTTACAAACAAGTTATCCAAGATTGGGATACAGAACTTTGGAATAAAGAATGTGAAGGGTCTTGGGAAACTGAAAGACTTGCAAAAATGGTTAAAAGAGGAAAAATCACTGCAAAGAAATTGACCGATAAGAACTCTAAACTTGTTCAACATATGGCGAAAGAATTTGAAATGAAACAAACTGCAATGCAAGCTTCTAAAGCAACGACTGGTAAAACTGGAAAGTTGGATATGAACAAACTTGCAAAGTATAAGATTGTTGATGATGTATTCAAGAAGGTTACAATGATTCCCGATGGACAAAACCATGGTGTCAATGTTTTACTTGATTGGAGTGGTTCAATCAACAACCAGTGTTGTGACCTTTTAGAACAATCAATCATCCTAGTGCAATTCTGCAGAAAAGTTGGGATACCTCACAGAGTATATCTCTTCTCAGACACTTACATTTCTGAAGGTGATTACTGGTCAAGAGGTGAGTCATCTAGTCTTATTGAGATTTTCTCTAACGAGATGTCTTCAAGAGATTACACTACAAACTTAATCAATGTTTCAAGTTTGTGGAACAATTTCTTTTCAAACAGAAGTAATCACAGACACTTTGAGAAGTTCCTAGTAAAATGGAATACATGGTTTGATGGTATTGATGTAGTTGATGGAGAAGAGTCAAGATGGATTAACTTAGAGTCATGTGCAGCTCCTCAGAAATATAGACTTGGTGGTACTCCACTGGACAATTCATTACTTGCAATGAGAACTGAACTGGTTAAGTTTAACAAAAAGTACAATGTTGAGAAGTCAATCCTTACTGTAATTACAGATGGGTTTTCTCACCAGTCGGATGCATTTGAGAAATCTTCTGAAGAGACTTTAGACCAAGACGACCAAGAAAAGAATATTGACAGTGGTGATTATGGGTGGAGAAGAACAAGACAGACTAGAAAGTTTCAAGACCCATTCTCTAAAAAGTTATACACTTACTCAGACCAAAGGGGATATTCCTCAAATGGTTTCGTACAAACTCAGAACTTACTGGACTGGATTTCAAAAGAGACTGGTGTGATTGTTACTGGATACTTTGTCTTCGAGACAAAAAGAGAGATTTATTCAATCAGTGGTACGGTTGACTTGGGTGACGTTGATGCCACTTGGAGACAAATGAGAAAAGAAGGTGTTGCAATCAAGTGTCATGGATATAACAAATTATTCTTGACTTCTGCCTCAACACTTGCGACAGATGGTGATGATGAACTTGATGAGAAGTTTGTTGGTGCCAAGAAAGCATCAATATTAGCTGCATTCAAAAGAAACCAAAGAACCAAATCGACATCAAGATTTTTAACAAACGAATTTATCAAGGAGATAGCGTAATGAGAGATACATTAAGAGTAGACGAGTCATATTACATAAACCACAATACAGATTACAGTGCATTTGCAGATGCCGTCATGGATGTCGGCCCTGCACCCTGTACACAATTTGATTGTCCTAGACAAAAACAATGTGCTATTGAAGCCGTAGAATGTAAAGCCTTTAGGTTTTGGACTAACAACGGTGGATTTGAGACATATAGAAAGAACAAGGGTATGGTATCAATCGAAGACCAAGTCGGAAAGTTGTTACAACCTTGCAAATAAACTTGACAGTGACTACCACTTTTTGGTATACTATACAAGATGAGAAAATAAATGATTTTAACGGAGACAAATATGAAAAATCAAAGAACCTATAATAGAAGTGAGTCCATCGTGATTGATGGTAAGGACTTCCATTTTACACCCGATAGGAAAGAGTTCCTAAAGACCCTTACGGAGTCTTTTCCGAAACAACTATCGTTCACTAAAGAGGACTTTAAATCAATTGGTGGAATGCCATATTGGGTTAAGTCTGCTAGATACAACTTCAAACAAGGAAGTGTGTTCAATCTTACTGCAGTAGTCAGTGGATACAATGGTGGTTACTCGGAGAATGTAACACCAATTACACCTAGTGTAGTATCTGCACCAATTCCTGCACAATCGATGTCACAAAACATGCCTGTTGCAGCTCAGACTCAACAAGTAAATGTTACGTCTGATATCAAAATCATTCCCGAAAAAATGAGTAACTATGTTCCTTTTGGACACTTTAAAGATGTTAAGAACATCATCAAGTCGAAGTTATTCTTCCCAATCTTTGTGACTGGGTTAAGTGGTAATGGTAAAACATTAATGATTGAACAAGTTTGTGCTCAGTTGAAGAGAGAGTGTTACAGAGTTAACATTACTATTGAGACTGATGAAGACGACCTAATGGGTGGTCACACTTTAGTCGGTGGTGACATAACTTTCAGAGAAGGCCCTGTCATCAAAGCGATGAGAAAAGGTGCCGTCTTACTTCTTGACGAAGTGGACTTAGGTTCTAACAAGTTGATGTGTCTACAATCAGTTCTAGAAGGTAAAGGATACTTTATCAAAAAGACTGGTGAGTGGGTTTCACCTAAAGAAGGTTTTACAGTTCTTGCAACTGCAAACACAAAAGGTCAAGGTTCTGATGATGGAAAATTCATCGGTACTCAGATTATGAATGAAGCGATGTTGGAAAGGTTTGCAATTACGATGCAACAAGAATATCCACCAGTGACTACTGAAAGGTCTATCCTTAAGAAGGAAATGGAATTGACTGGTTTAGTCGATAACGAATTCTGTGAGAAACTAGTAGACTGGGCGGACATAATCAGAAAGTCATACTATGAAGGTGCGATTGATGATGTTGTTACGACTAGAAGGTTGGTTCACATAGTGAATGCATTCAGAATGTTTGGTGACAAACTCAAGTCAATCACAATGTGTATCTCTAGGTTCGATGAAGAGACTAGGAATTCAATCCTTGACCTTTACACCAAGATAGATGCGGGGGTTGATTTAAATGCAGAAAACCCTATTGACGAAATGGAAGACTAGGAGTATACTAAGGTATGTTCGGTAAAAAACCAAAACAAATAGACTACAAATACAACGAGGGAGAACTCTTAAAAGAGTTTTCCCAGTATGTAGACTCAACCTATGACCAGCATTACAGTCTGAACAAGTACCAAGCTACTGAGTTCATTATGGATGCAGGACATGGAGAAGGATTTACCATTGGGAATATTATGAAGTATTCTCAGAGGTATGGAAAGAAGGGTGGGAAGAATCGTGCCGACCTTTTGAAAGTTATCCATTACGGATTTCTTGCTTTAAATAACCACGATAAAACCCAACTTGCAGAAGCAGGTTACAAAAAGGAGACTAACTAGTGATGAAAATTAGTGATAATACAAGAGACGTTCTAAAAAACTTCTCAACCATAAATTCGGGTATACGAGTTAAAACAGGTAACAAGTTAGAGACCATTTCTAACATGAAAAACATTCTTGCAGTTGCAACTGTGCCTGAGGATTTCCCTCAAGACTTCAGTATCTACAACTTGCCAGAATTCTTAGGTGCAACATCCTTAATGGAGAACCCCGAATTCAATTTCGGTAGTGCATCATTAAGTATTAAAGATGCATATTCAACAATGGATTACCATTATGCCAGTGAGGGTATGGTAACTGCACCCGAAAAAATTATAACAATGCCTGATACTGAGATTAACTTCGATGTAACAAGTGAATTGTTAGTAGACTTACAGAAAGCCTCAAGTGTATTAGGTGTGAATGACCTAGTATTGGAAAGTGATGGTACTACTGTATCCTTGACTGTCAAGGACAAGAAGAATGCATCTTCAAACACATTCTCACGAGTGGTAGGTGAAGGTGATGGAGTTTCGTATTCAATGAACTTCAAGATAGAGAACCTTAAGATACTTGCAGGAAATTATTCTGTAACAGTATCTTCTAAAGGTATTTCAAACTTTAAGAACTCTGATATTGATTTAGAGTACTTTATTGCACTAGAACCCGATTCAAAATACGGGTCATAGGTCTAAATAGTTTTATGGGTTATTCATGTCTCTGAAAACCCATGGGAGTTACACCTTCTCATCATTCTACTGGGTGTGTAACGTAAAGAATTCGGAGGGGTTTTCTTTCTTTTTATTATGATGGAGTCAAAATGACAGAAGAGTTTTTATATGTGGAAAAGTATCGTCCACAGAATATCGAAGATACAATCCTACCTAGACAGTACAAAGACCAATTCAAAGAATTTGTAAAACAAGGAGAGATACCAAATCTCTTACTTAGTGGTTCTGCTGGATGTGGTAAGACAACCATAGCTAAAGCACTCTGTAACGAGCTAGGTGCAGACTTTATCGTAATCAATGGTAGTGATGAGGGTAGACTCATAGACACCCTTAGAACGAAGATAAAGAACTTTGCGTCCACTATGTCACTACAGGGTGGCCCTAAGGTTGTCATCCTAGATGAAGCAGATTATATATCCGCAGATTCAGTCCAACCTGCATTAAGAGGATTTATAGAAGAGTTCTCAAGTAACTGTAGGTTCATATTCACTTGTAACTACAAGAATAGAATTATACCTGCATTACACTCAAGAACAACTGTAATTGATTTCAAGATATCCCCGACAGAGAAACCTAAACTTGCCATGCAATTCATGAAAAGAGTTAAGACTATCTTGGATATTGAAGGGATTACTTATGATGATAAGGTAGTTGCAGAACTTATTACAAGATTCTTTCCCGATTTTAGACGTGTATTAAATGAACTTCAGAGATATAGTGTCAGTGGTACAATCGATTCGGGTCTACTATCATCTTTAACCGAAGAAAAGTTTACTCCTTTAATAAATATGTTACAGGAAAAGAACTGGGGTGCAATGAGAAAGTGGGTCGGTCAGAATAGTGACCAAGACTTCACATCGTTATATCGTAAAGTGTTCAATGCACTTGAAGTGCGATTAGAACCACAATCAATACCAGCTGCAGTGTTAGTCATTGCAGACTATCAATATAAGTCTGCCTTTGCAATGGACTCAGAGATTAACTTCACTGCATGTCTAACAGAGATTATGAGTGAGTGTAAATTCAAAAATGTTTAAGTTACAAAAAATAATTGGAAACGCAATCAATAAATTCTTTGAGTGGAGTTTCCAAAAAAATGCAAACAAACAGTTTGCCAAGAGGAAAAAGAAATGACACAATATGACGAAACAGTAGATAGACAAAGGAGATTAATCCTTGCAGAAGAATGGGCTAACGGTGTTAAGCAGATTCATGCACATTCATTAACTTCACTATGGTACGACACTAGGGGTAACGATGGTTCAGTATTGGACATAGAATACAACAATGGTGTCGTCAAACGAGAGATTAGAGAAACAGGTGAAATTGTATTCTTTGGTGAACCTGTTACAGGTGACGAGCTTCTACAATTCTTCGGACAACAAACAGGAAAGTAGATGTCTAAAAGAAATCCATTTGATTTTGTCAAGTCGGTCTCCTATGATAAAAAAGATATCATGGTCGATGCTGTTGAAGAGAATGCATATGCACCATTCCTAATTAACAAATCATTATCCTACCACCAAGATTCCCTTTTCATGACTAATGAGATGAATAATCGAAGCCACCTCGATAATCGTCTCCAATATGTCTTTTTACTAAATACCCTTAGAAAAAGACAAAGGTTTTCCAAATGGGAAAAACCATATCTTAGTAAAAAAATAGAAACGATTAAATCCTATTATAAGATATCAACACTTAAAGCAAAAGAATATATGGAAGTGTTATCAGATAAACAGGTTCGTGAATTGAAAAACAGAATGAAAACTGGTGGCCATGACAATGAATGAAAATGAAGACCTTATTAAGGATTTGGTTGAGATAACCTTCCCCGAAAAAGACGACTTTTTAAAAATTAGAGAAACCCTATCTAGGATAGGTGTTGCATCGCGTAAAGAGAAAGAACTCTTCCAATCGTGCCATATACTGCACAAACGTGGTAAATACTACATTACTCACTTCAAAGAACTATTCAAATTAGATGGTAAACCATCAAGTTTGGAAGAAGGTGACATTGGTAGAAGAAACACTATAATAACCCTACTTGCACAATGGAAATTAGTTTCTGTAGTCAACCCCAATCAAATTAAGGAGCCTACTGCTCCACTGTCACAAATTAAAATCATTCCCTTCAAAGAGAAAATAGAGTGGAAATTAACCACTAAATACTCCATCGGGGGAACGAAGGAATCATAAATACTTCTAGTTAACTAAAACAGGAGAAATTTATGTTAGAATTTATTCAGTGGGTTATAGGATGGGTACAAGTGATTCCTTGGTTAGTAATGGGTGCATCTTTGATTGCAGCTCTTACTCCAACACCAGTCGATGATGGATTGGTGAAACAGGTCTACAAATTGTTGGATTGGGTTGCCTTAAATGTTGGTAAAGCAAAACAATAAATAGTAGTAATTAGTAATAATAACGAGGTATATTATGGAATATATTATAGGATTGATTGTCCTTGCAGCTTTAGGTTTTCACTTCTTCGGTTCGAAGAATGAGACTACAGTGGCTAAACCAGTGTCAAAATCTACCCCTAAGAAGGTAACTCCACAACCGAAGACTCCTTCAGTTGCAGAATTAAAGAAATTGACCAAGGTTCAACTACTAGAACTTGCAGATAAAAACAACATTACAGTTAAAAGAAGTGGTTCTAAAGCTGAAGTTGTTAAGACAATCTCACAATCTAAATAATTAAACAGTACTCAGTATTGTATAAAGAGTGTTTCGGCACTCTTTTTTTTGGCCGTTGCTTGACCTATTTTCATAAATAAACGTATGGAAGATATATTCAATCTAATAGGTGAAGTCGGAGCCCCAATTGCAGGGTCAATCGTTATGGGATTTTTTATCTTCATAGTCATTAAACAGATACTTGAGGGTGTTGTTGACAGTATTGGTACACTAACCATGTTCTGTAAATCACTTGAGAATCGTGCTAGAACGATGTCTAACGAGATGATTAAGATTGACCTACTAGTGTCAAGTGCATTAGAACTCAGACCCGACATCGATAGGATTGCAAGAGCAGAGAACTTCATTGAAGACGAAAAACTTGATGTAAGAAGAGATTAATATGGAAACGGAAGTTATTGAAGTTGTAGCAAATACAGACCCCACAATAGTTACTCTTATCAATGACTATGGATTCCCAATTGTTATGATGGTCGGACTAGGATACTTCATATATTACATATGGTGGTTTGTAGGTGAGAAACTAGAACCCGAAATTGAGAAGATGCATTTTGCACTAATCAAAGTGATAGACCAAACAAGAATGTTAGACCAAGACTTAATTCGTTTACAACAGAAAGTAAACGTGGTTCTTGAAATGAAAGAGAACTTGAAAAAAAAGGAAAATGAAAGATATGCGAAAGATAACAACAGTAATAGTTAGTGTGTGTTTTGCACTTAGTGTAAGTGCAGATGAAATCGTACACAAATTTAAGAGTCCATCCTTTAGTGGGATAGGACAATCTGCACATTACTTGACAGTAGAAAACCAAGAGAAGTCAAGACGTGATAAGATTGCACAAGATGTAGAAGACAAGATTAAACAAGCAGAGAGAGAAGCAGAGAATACAACGCTTGCAAAATTCCTCAGAAATGTGGAAAGTAGAATTTATGCTCAGATAGCAAAACAGTTAGTAGAGAATATGTTCTCTAATGGAACTGCATCCGATTACGGAACATTTGCAATCGAAGGTAATACAGTTACTTATGAGAGAATGGTTGGAGAGGATGGAGTAGACTTCATTCGTTTAACAATCGTTTCCAGTGACGGTACAACAACAACTTTAGATATACCGATAGGTACAGGAAGTTTCTAAACAATGAAAAATATACTAACAGTAGGACTACTAGTTCTACTCATGAGTGGATGTGCCAGTATTCCTAGTATGACCGACTCATGCTCTTCTCTCGTTATGAAGAGGGTAGGTACATGTGTTGAAGAAGCAGAGGTAGTTAAGATACCAACGTATCAGGAACTTGCAGACCTTCCACCAGCAAAAGACATGCCAGTGGTTGCAGTATATGCTTTCCTAGATAAGACAGGACAACGTAAGAGTAAAGATGGAATTGCATCTTTCTCCACTGCAGTAACACAAGGTGCAGAATCATTTCTGATTGATGCACTTAAGACTGCAGCGAATGGTAAATGGTTTAGAGTAGTAGAGAGAACAAGTTTGGATGCACTCGTAAGAGAGAGACAGATTATTCGTTCTACTAGAGAAGATTTTGCAAAACAGGAAGGTAATGAGGGTTCTCCTACAGGAATCCAACCTCTCTTATTTGCAGGCATCCTCTTAGAGGGTGGGATTATTGGTTATGATACAAATGTTGAAAGCGGTGGCAGGGGCGCAAGATATCTAGGAATAGGTACTTCTGTAGCTTACCGTAGGGATGTTATTACAGTATCGCTGAGGGGAATCTCAACTTTAACTGGTGAAATATTATTGAATGTACAGACAACTAAAACAGTTCTCAGTACGGGCGGTGGATATGATGTGTTCAAATTTGTGGACATGGATACGAAACTGGTGGAGATGGAAGACGGTAAGGCAGAGAATGAAGGAGTTACGAAAGCAACTCGTTCTGCAATTGAACTTGCTGTCCTCGAAATGATATACCAAGGACACGATAGAGGTTTTTGGGTAATTACAGATGGACATCGTCACCCTCATGGTCAACATGGAAGGAACGAAGGTCATCTAAACGGAGAAAAACATGACGAAGAATAAATTACTTCTTATTATGTTAACATTAGGAGTGACCAGTACTTATATGTTTGCAGCTGCAGACGACAATGAAATTTGGTTACAACAAAGTGGAACTGCATTGACATTGGACATAACGCAAAAAGGTTATGCTAACAAAATTGGTGGTGATGACTTTAGTGGTTCATCAATCGATATGATATTGACTGGTGCAACAAACACTATGACACTACTACAATATGGAGATTCTAATAAACTATACGGCCCTTTCATCGCAGATTTGTCTACAGTAAATTTATCTTTTACTGGAAACTCAAATGTAATGGATTGGAATGTTGGTTATCAAGGAAGTGCAGATAGTGCTAATATGTTGGGTGTCATCACTGGTGACTCAAACACATTTGATATAGACATCGGTTACGATGCGTCTGCTGAATACTTAAACTGGGACTTGTCATTGACTGGTTCAAGTAACGTATTCACTACTAAAATTGATTCCGACAATGCTAAATGGGACTGGACTGTAACAGGTTCGTCAAATGACATTAACACTATTATGGCAGATGCAACAGATAATTCATTAACTGCAGTTCTAACTGGTTCTTCGAATGATATTGATATCGTTCAGAAGAGTGGTTCAGACACAGGTTGCCCAAGTGGGTCGTCTTGTAGTGGAATTATTGATGTATCCTTTGTGACTTCTAATGCAAATATTGACATCGTTCAAAAAGACGATAACGATTAGTTTTGTACTTATTGGTTTAGTTGCGGTAGCGGTGGCTGAACCAATAGGGACAATCTCAGAACAAAACGGTTTTGCTGGATTGCAGAGAGACGGAGAAACGTCCGTCATTTCTGCATCAGAATTTCCCGATGTGTTGATGTATGATACAGCACAAACCGTAAACGGTAGAATGAAAATCCAGTTCAAAGGTGACGAACAACTGGACTTAACAGAACATACTAAAGTTTGGATAGACGAGGTTTATTACGACCCCGACCCATCCAAGTCCAAAATGGCCATAAGAATGGCACAAGGCACTGCTCGATTTGCATCGGGTTTCGGTGGAAAAATAAAGAAAAGTAACATAAATATAAGTACACCAACAGCACAGATTGCTGTTCAAGGCACCGACTTCACAACTAGTATTGATGAAATCGGAAGGTCACTGGTAATTTTACTTCCCGATAGATGGGGAGCTCCCTCGGGAAAAATTACAGTTAGTAATGCTGGTGGAATGGTTATACTGGATGAAGCGTATCAAGCAACGATGGTTTCAACGTATGACGACTCACCAACGAAACCTGTAGTGGTTAATGGGATAACACCCAACCTAATTGACAATCTATTCATTGTCAGTCCCCCTGAAGAGGTAAATGAACAGGTTGCAGAAGAACAGAGTAAGAGTGAGAACGATTCAAACAATGTTCTTGATGTAGATTTCTTAGAGTTTAACGACTTGGAAGATGACTACTTTGAGGATGATGAATTAGAATACACGGAACTCGACAGAGATTTACTTGATGTCGATTTTCTACAGGATTTATTAGATGTAGTGTTAGAGATTGACCGAAAGGTTGGTATCGATGCACAACAGAACACAGCCTTTGGAGTTGTCCGAATTGATGGAACACTTCCAGGCTTTGACAAGGACACCCAATACAATACTATTGTGGACAAGGGTGTAGGTCAGATATGGTTCTACAGGGAAGTTAATGGTATTATTTCCATTAAGTTACCAATATTTGCACAAGCAAGTATCAGAACCATAACAGACGAGAAGGAATCACTAATTAAAGTGGGTGATGGGTCGTCTATAAATATAACCATCACACAACAAAACTAGGAGATACTATATGAGTATTTGGAATAAATTCCGACAATGGCATGAAGGACAGGTTTATGGATTTCAAAAAGCATGCCGACTTGACGATTATGAGATGTTTATGATTGCATTTGGTGAAGGAATAGTTATAACATTATTATTTTTATGGTTGATATTTTAAAATGAAAGATACTACACAGTTCGGTGGATTCTTATTTTTACTTTCCCTTATAGGATTGTGCTGGACTAGTGTAGCCTTTGCAGACGATGACAACAAGGTTGATGTGAACACTACTGGGAGTCAGTCTAATGATTCCCTAGTGTTTAATCTAACACAAATAGGTTATAACAACGATACCATCTTTACATTAGGTGGGTCATCAAATTCAATACTCATCAAGCAAGAAGGAAACAACAACGAGATTTCCTTCGTAGATTACTGGGGTTCGGGAGAAGCTTGGGGTGGAGACCTAGATGGTAATAACAATGCATTACACTTCGAACAAAATTGTACTCGTGGTTCCAGTTGTGGTAAATCTGATATAGGATTTCACATTTCAGGAAATGATAACTCAGTTCGATGGGGTCAAGGAAAGACTCTAGCAAACGCTTCAGATGAGACATTTTCACTCGATTCGGATGAGGGTGGTAATCATAAACTAAACCTAGACATTCACGGTAATAATAATTCAGTCGCAGGGTTTCAAAGAAATGGTGCTCAAAGTCAATACTCGGGTCACACTGCAACCTTATACATCTATGCAAATGACAATTCACTTTGGGTGAAACAAGAGAATGATGGTGCAAAGACTTTAAACTACACTAGTAGAACAGATGATAATACAGGACATATAGTTCAAATGGGTAGTGGGAGTCACACTTCAACCATAAATCTCACTGGTACATACCCATCAACTTTGAATTTATTGCAAGACTCAAGTACAAATCAATCGTATACACTTACACAAAGTTGTGCCACAGCTGGTGGTTGCACGATAACAATGACACAAGAATAATGAACGACCACTTAAAAACAATAGACATGGGATATTTTAAACATCTATTTCATGCATGGACAATGGCATTTGCATTGTTAATACACGGAGTCTTTCCATCAG